AATGGCATCAATCGTAGCAGGCGATGTCCCAACATTAAACCAAAACACAACAGGCTCATCAGGCTCATGCACAGGCAACGCGGCAACGGCTACAACGGCTACAACTTGTAATGGAAATTATAATACCACTAATGCCCAACAAAATGGTTCAGATGGCTGGTGGCGTTCAACTGGTTCTGCTGGTTGGTACAACTCAACTTATGCCGTTGGGATTTATTCAACAGGTGCAGGATTAGTTCAAACTTATAATAGTTCATCGTTTCAAGCAAACGGAGCTTTATATGCTACTGGAAATGTAACTGCTTATTACTCTGATGAACGGTTAAAAACTAATCTAGGAAATGTTAAAAATGCACTTGATTCTGTTTGCAAACTAAATGGCTTTAGGTATATTAACAATGAGGTAGCCAAATCAGTTGGATATGAAAACGAAGAAGTCCAGCTTGGTGTAAGCGCACAAGAGGTGGAAGCATTATTTCCAGAAATTGTTTCTATTGCGCCATTTGATATGCTTCATAACGAAGAAACAGGCGCTATTAGTTCAAAATCAGGTGAAGAATATAAAACAGTAGATTATGCTAGATTAGTACCTGTGTTAATAGAAGCAATCAAAGAATTAAAAGCGGAAGTAGATGAGCTAAAGAAGGCTAAATAATGTTTGGGTTTAGCTCATTTGCAGGGGCTCCATTTGCTACATTAGCAGAGTCCACTAATGTAACAGAATTTGTCACAGGGGTACAAGGTACAACAGCTTTAGGCGCAGTGACAATAACTGCAGATGCAAATTTATTTCCGGCGGGGTTGTTTGCAGTAGGTGAACTAGGAAATATTACTGTCTACCCAATAGTAAATATATTCCCGACAGGGCTAGAAGCGCAGGCATTACTAAACAGTGTAACAACAAGCGCAGCGGCAAATACCACGGTAACAGGATTAGAAGCGACCGGGTATGTAGGTAGTGTAACAATCACTGCAAGTGGTAACATATATGTTACTGGGGTTTATGGCGAAGGGTTTGTAGGTAGTGTAACAACATCTTCTGCGGCTAACGTATTTCCAACCGGAGTATTTGGCACAGGTGAAGTTGGCGATGTAACTTTCTCGCTAGGCGCTACGGTATTCCCTACAGGCGTATATGGCACTGGGTTTGTTGGTGATGTTACAGTTAATGCTGATAGTAATGTATTTGCTTCAGGCGTCCAAGGCACTACATTCCTTGGTACAGTTTCAATAGCGGGTAAAGCCAACATATACCCAACCGGTGTGTATGGTACGGGCCAATTAGGAACAGTATCAACAAGTTCAGCTGCAAGGGTAACGGTATTAGGTAATCAAGGTACTACGTTCTTAGGAACAGTATCGGTAACAGGTAAAGCTAGTGTATATCCGCTAGGTGTTCAAGCTACAGGATATGTTGGATACGTATTAGTATGGGGCTTAGTAGACGACTCACAAAATGCTAACTGGACAAATATAAACAATGCGCAGTCTACAACTTGGGCTGCTATAAATAACTCACAGTCTATAACATGGGCTAATATAGATAATACTGACGCTACAGCATGGTCAGATGTTAATAACACTCAGACAACTACATGGACAAAGGTAAATACATGATGGATAAAACAAACATTACACTAAATAAAGAAGATGCGGTAAAATGCGACAATAAAGAAACACAAGCAAACGAGACCCCACAAATAGAATCGCAAAGCGTGTCAGTGACGGTTACTGGGTTTTCCTTATTTGCTACTACTTTAAAATAGAGGATTAAACCATGGCAAGCACCTATTCAACGAGCCTAAAGCTTGAACTTATTGGTAACGGCGACCAGTCGGGTACTTGGGGTACTACTACAAATACAAACCTAGGTACACTACTAGAACAGGCTATTACAGGTGTTCAGTCTATTACCATGGCTAACGCTGACTACACTCTTTCTAATCTTAACGGTGCAGCGGATGAAGCGCGTAACGCAGTCCTTGTAGTAGGTGGCACGAACGCAGCAATTAAAAGTGTCATAGCTCCCGCAGTTGAAAAACTATATGTGATTAAGAATGCTACCGTTGGTGGCTATGATATTGTAATCAAAACCTCATCAAGCACAGGGATAACTATTGCCAACGGCACGACAGTATTTGTTTACTGTGATGGCACTGAGTTTTATACGGTTGTCCCTCCATACTCTTCTTCAGCTGTTGCTAATACACTAGTATACCGTGATGGAAGTGGTGATTTCTCTACTCACGCTATACTGACAGCTGATTTAGGCGTATCAGGTACTACAATTTTAGGCGATGCATCTGGCGACGCTGCAATTATTAATGCTACAGCTACAATCAACTCTCTCTCCGCATCTAGTGCAGTGGCTACAAATGCTTCTAAAAACTTAGTGTCAGTAACTAATACTGGCTCAGGTAATAATGTATTAGCCACAAGTCCTACTTTAGCGAGTCCTACTTTAGTGACTCCTGTTTTAGGTACGCCTACCTCAGGGACGCTTACAAATTGCACGGGCTACACATATGCTAACTTAACTGGAACTGTTCCAACGTGGAACCAAAACACAACAGGTAGCGCTGCGACGGCGGGTAGCATTACAAATTCGGGTGGATGGAATGTAACGCCTAGTGGCACGACATTATATTTTAACTATAATGGCACAAATGTAGCCAAGCTAACTTCGGCAGGAGTGTTAACAGTAGCAGGCGATGTAGTGTCTAACGGAACAGTTTAAGGAGTAACAAATGGCAACATCTTTAGTAAGCACTGGGGTTCAATTCCCAGATTCAACGATTCAAACAACTGCGGCACCAGCGGCTGGATTTTCAACTGTTGTTTTTGCATCATCAACAACTTGGGCAGTTCCAACTGGCGTAACTAAAGCAAGAATAACTGTAATTGGTGGCGGTGCTGGTGGAAGTAGATGGTCAACAGCAGACCAAAGGGGTGGTGGTGGCGGCTTGGCTATTGCTTATTGCACAGGAATAAGCGGAACTTTAACAATTACAGTAGGAGCAGGTGGGGCAGCGGCTTCAACTACAAACACATTAGCAGGGGCTGGTGGAACATCCTCAGTAACAGGAACTGGAGTTTCAGTATCAGCAACAGGCGGTGCATCAGCAACAGGTGCTTCTGCACCTGGAGCAGGTGGGGTTGGTTCTGTTTCAACAGGAACGGCAATAGCACGAGGGTATGATGTGTTTAATACTGCCCAAAATACTGTTGCAGGCACTTCAGGCAACGCGGGCAGTTCGGCCAATGTCTTTAACTCATATATTGCTGGGCCTATTCCTATCGCAGGGAATCGTGCAGTTTCTAATACAACAGGCGGGGCAGGTGCTGCATTTTCAGTTGGTGGTTTATCGCCTGCTGGCGCACCTGGTTTTGCAGTAGGAACTACTAAAGCCATTGGTGGCCTTGTAATGATTGAATACTAAAGGAATAAACATGAAAGCACTTATATCACCAGTTCAAGATAACTTTGTGGTTCAAGTAGAACCTGACGATAAAACATTTGAAATTGGCTTGCCTTTATATTGGTTAGATTGCCCTGATAACATTGTGGCATATCAATATCAATACTTGGAAAATCAATATGTGGCTTATGTGCCACCTGAGCCAACGGCAGACGAAAACAAAGCAACGGCAGTTAGTTTATTGCAAACAACCGATTGGACGCAAATTCCTAGCGTTAGTGACCCTTCACTTAGCAACCCTTATTTATCCAACAAACTAGCCTTTGACCAATATCGTAATTCTGTTAGACAGTATGCTGTTTACCCTGTGGCTGGTAATATCAATTGGCCTACAGAGCCAACTGAAAACTGGGTAAGCGTGTAAAAATGAAAAACCTAGCGTACTTATTACTAGGTCTTTTACTTGGCGGTATACTAGCAGCGGGGTTGGCGTATGCGGACGAAACAACAATTAATTATAAAGGTCAACCTGTCCCCTCTGCTATGGCTCCTTCAATGTCGGCTTTCAGTCAAGATGTTTGCGGCATTGGTGTCAGTGGTGCTGTTAACGGGGGCGTATTTTCTGTAGCTGGTGGCACTATGGTTACTGACAATAACTGCGTTCGCTTGCGTTGGGCTAAGTTCTTAAGTGACAGCGGTTTGAAAGTTGCGGCAGTATCTCTTGCTTGTGCAGCTACACATGAAAACTGGGTTGCAATGGAAATGTCGGGTTCGCCCTGCCCTATAGGCGGTGCTATTGGTGATGCAGCAAGAAAGGCTTGGTATGACTTACACCCAAATTGGTTTGAGGAAATTTATGGTAAAGACTTCGTTCTTATCACTCCTCTTCCTGATTCTCATAAGGAGTAATTATGTTTATGCGTATTGTGCAGCGAGTCAATGGACTAATTATGGCCCAGTATATTCGAGCCTCTTTGTGGGTCAAGGAACGACTCTTGCAGCTTGTCAGCAGCTTGCTTGCCAGTATTACCCGGGTATACCAGAATGTGGCCAACCTACAACTCCTGAACCTCCTGCGTGTTCCGACAGGGTCGAGTACCAATCCCTTGCGTGTGAGCCTAACCACAGCGGGTCAGTTAATCAAAGCCGCACTTATGTATGTCAAAGCCAAAGCTATACTCCTTGGGTCACAACTTCTAACAACTGTACGCCAAATCAACCAAGCTGCACTTACAGTGCTCAAACAGAAGAAAGGGCCACTTGTGGAGAAAATCAAATCGGCTCTGTCACTTATAAAAGAGAACAAAACTGTCCAGACCCTTACGGTTCGCCAGTTGATTCAGGCTGGTTCGAAATTAGCAGGTCTTGCCAAGCAGCTCCAGCAACGTGCAATCCAAGTGTTCAAGAAAGGCCAGTAGCATGTCAACAGGGGTTTGTGGGAACGATAACAGAACAACAGACAACGGCTTGTCCTACGCCATACAGTCCGCCTGTGATATCGCCTTGGGTGGAAACAATGAACTCATGCGTCAAGAGCCCCACCAACGTAACGAACATGAGCAGTCCATTAAATCCAGTCAGTCCAATAAGTGCGCCTGCGACCCAGGAAGTAATGCAACCTGCACCGGAGCCACCCCCATTACAAGAAGTACAGTCGGACACACCAGCTTCCCCTGCGCCCACTGCAACGACTACGACCCAAGATACATCCGCTCCGCCGCCGACTACATCGAGCGGGACTACGCCGACTACGTCAACGCCACAAGTTCCGAAGGGCAAGACACTCGTTCCGGGGTTTGGGGTAGTGATGAGCCTAGAAATTTTAAACAAGCCGATGCAAACTCAGGAGATTCAGTTGAACGATGCACTGGCATACCAGCAGGAGTTACCATATGAGCTTAGAGGAAACCAAGGATTCTTACTTCAACTACTCAGCGAAAACGCTACTAGTAGTTCTTTTTGGGGTATTAGCGCCGCTAAGTGGGACAGTCTACTTAGGAATAACGACCTACAACCGTGTTATAGCTGCGACTGAAGCCATTGAAGCAGCCAAGCCCTATGACGACGCTGAGTTAAAAGCAGAAGTAAACGCATTAAAAGTGCAGTTAGCTGCCCAACAACAATCAGTCAATACGGTTAAAGACTCTATGGTTGTTACATCAAATCAACTTGTATCTATGCAAGAAAAGGTATCCAACGCTATTGGCACAGCCAATGAAGCTAAAGCAATTACTAATGGTAACGTGCGCGAAACCGCTGCGTCTTTAATGGGTGTACGCGAAGAAATGAAAGCTACACGCGAAGGCATTGAATCACAACTTAAAGCACTTAAACGTGCCACATCAAATCCACTAGGAAATTAATTATGTTATCAATACTATCAGGTTTAATGGGCTTTGCTACAGCAGGTCTACCAAGCGTCTTAAGTTTCTTCCAACAAAAGGGCGACCAAAAGCATGAACTAACTATGGCTCGCTTACAGAACGAACGCGAACTTGCTATGGCTCAAGCTGGCTTTGCATCACAAGAAAAGATTGCCGCTATTGAATACGAAAGCGCTATTGTCGATGCACAAATCCGTGAGACAGAAGCCCTACATGCACACGATACAGCAATTGTATCTAAAGCATCTCAATGGGTTGTTAACTTTAATGCTATAGTTCGCCCTGCCATTGCTTTTATATTTGTGGGTGAGCTGTTAGTAATTAACTTAGTGTCTTTGTTTTGGGCGATGAAAACAGGTGTGGATTTTAACACCGCGCTTGAATTAGTATTTAGTGCTGATGAAATGGCTATTACCTTTACCATAGTGGGCTTTTACTACGGTCGTGATGGTTGGAATAAGAAGTAATGAAAGCTAGTAAAGAATGCCTTAAAATGCTGGCTCACCACGAGGGGGTCAGGCAAAAGCCATATAAATGCCCTGCTGGTTTGTGGACGGTGGGCGTTGGGCATTTGATTGGTGATGGTAAAACGCTGCCTGACTCATGGAATAAAACTTTTACTTTGGACGAGGTATATGACATATTGGCTAAGGATGTCGCACGATTTGAACGAGGGGTTAACAAATACATCACTGTTCCGCTTAGACAAAATGAATTTGACGCTCTTGTATCTTTTTCTTTTAATCTCGGTCTTGGTGTATTGCAGCGGTCAACCCTCCGGCAAGCGCTTAATCGCGGCGACAAAGAGGGTGCTATTGCGAGTCTTCTCAAGTATAATAAAGCCGGTGGTAAGGTCTTGAAAGGATTAGACAACCGCCGCAAAGACGAAGCAGCACTGTTCAGGAAAGAATAAAATGCCATTACAGAAACTAGAATTTAGACCAGGATTAAACCGCGAAGGTACAGACTATGCCAATGAAGGCGGTTGGTACGACGGCGACAAGATTCGTTTTCGTTCTGGTTTCCCTGAAAAGATTGGTGGCTGGTCTCGCTTATCAAATAGCACTTATCTAGGTGTTGCTCGTTCTTTATGGAATTGGCAGGCACTTGATAGTTCTAATTATCTAGGTGTTGGCACTAACATTAAGTATTACATCGAAAAAGGGAGTCAATACTTTGATATTACCCCATACAGTACAATCGGTGCGGCTGGTGATGCTACATTCGCGGCTACTACAGGTTCAAGTACACTTACGGTAACTGACGGTACATATAATCCTTCAGTAGGAGACTTTGTTGTATTTAGTGCAGCTGTATCATTAGGTGGAAACATCACCGCTGCGGTATTAAACCAAGAATATGAAGTGCTTACAGTACCATCAACTACCACATATACAATCTTAGCACGAAGCGCATCAACTGGACTTCCTGTACTAGCTAATGGTTCAGACGTTGGGGATGGTGGCGCTTCTACCGTTGCATCTTATGAAGTACCTATTGGGCTAAACGTATATACTGTTGGTACTGGTTGGGGTGCAGGTCCTTGGAGTCGAGGTACTTGGGGGTCTTCATATACATCAGGTATAGGTCAACAATTGCGCTTATGGTCTAATGATAACTTTGGTCAAGACCTTGTTATTGCACCTCGTGGAGGCGGTATATACTACTGGAAAGCCTCAGATGGTGTTACAACTAGAGCAGAGTCACTAAATACTCTCTCAACTAATGCGGGTTTTTCTGGTGATTATGTCCCCAATACAACTAACCAGATTGTGTCCTCAGCTATTCAGAAATTTGTTATTGCTATGGGTGCTAACCCTTATGTATCTGGCACACCTGACACAGACTTCAACCCAATGCTTGTTCGGTGGTCAGACCAGCTTAATCCATACGAGTGGGTCCCAGCTATTACAAATCAGTCTGGTGAATTTGCTTTAACTAATGGCTCTTTTATCGTGGGCTCTCGGGCTACTCGACAAGAAATTTTAATATGGACTGACTCTGCTATTTATTCTATGCAGTATTTAGGTGCTCCATATGTGTGGGGATTTAATATCTTAATGGATAATATTTCTATCATGTCTCCTAACGCAATGATAACTGTAAACAATGTAACGTACTGGATGGGTGGTGACAAGTTTTACATGTATTCTGGTCGTGTGGAAACTTTACCATGCGCATTGCGTCAGTATGTTTTTAATGACATTAATAAAGACCAATCATTCCAGGTATTTGCTGGGGGTAATGAGGGATACAACGAAGTCTGGTGGTTCTATGTAAGTGACTCTGGTAACGGAACTACAATCGACAAGTATGTAATCTATAACTATGTTGACCGAGTTTGGTACTATGGCTCTATGGCGCGCAGTGCTTGGTTAGATTCAGGCATTCGTCAGTATCCTATGGCAGCGGATTATAATAACCGTGTTCTTTACCATGAGTCTTCAGTTGATGATAACGCTGGTGAAACTACTCTACCTATTACTGCGTATGTACAGTCTTCTGACTTTGATATCGGGGATGGACATAACTTTGGCTTCGTGTGGCGCATACTACCAGATATAAACTTTAATGGTTCTAATATAAACCAGCCGTCTGTAACCATGACTGTTAAGCCTCGCCAAAACTCAGGTTCACCTTACGGTGCGGCTAATAACCCTCTAGTACGAAGTGCGGATAACTTTAGTACAACTCAGGTATATAATGTACAAGAATTTACAGGTCAAGTGTACACTCGCATTCGGGGTCGTCAGATGGCATTTAGGATTGAGTCAGATGGGCTAGGTGTATCATGGCAACTAGGTATGCCCCGTATTGATATTAGACCAGATGGGCGTAGATAATGGCATACAATACTCCGTTAAA